TCAGGAAGCACTTGGATTGTTCTTGCAAATTCAAATCTAAACTACTAAAGGATAAAAATGCCATTTATTAATAGCGTAAGAGGTTCCTTTGGACCACAAGGTAAATTGAAAAATCGTTTAGGTAGACTTTCTCCTGGAACATCTGGGGGAACAGTTTCTACAGTTGGCGGATATAGAATACATACTTTTTCGTATACGGGTGGTCCTCAAACTTTTACTCCAGATGAAGCTGGTCAGGTAGAGTACTTGATACTTGCAGGCGGCGGAGCTGGTGGAGCACAATATGTTCATTATTATGAAGCAGCTGGCGCAGGCGGCGCAGGAGGATTGTTATATTCAACAACAGCTGTTGACTCACAGCCTTATACAATTGTTGTGGGCGCTGGAGGAACATCAACAGATTCTACTGGTCCAGATTCACAAACATCTACAAAAGGCTCTAACTCCACAGCACTAGGACTGATAGCACTTGGTGGAGGTGTTGGGCTTCAAGGATACGAAAGCATATCTGCTGGACGACAGAATGGCGGAAGCGCAGGTTCACATATGTCTACAGATCCTGGAACTACTGCTGGAACACCAGGTCAAGGAAATGCTTCTGGTGCAAGGTCTGGAGGAGGCGCAGATAGCTATTCAGGCGGAGGCGGAGGAGCGGGTTCCGCAGGATCAAACGCTACAGGCGGTAGAGGTGGTAATGGTGGAAATGGATTATCAAATTCAATATCAGGATCTTCTGTAGTTTATGGAGGAGGTGGTGGAGGGTCTAGAGCTTCAACTGGTGGAGGGTCTTACGGCTCAGGTGGCTCTGGCGGAGGTGGAAATGGTGGTCAAGGAAATGGAACTAACGGATTAGGTTCAGGTGGAGGCGCAGGAATTCAAGATGGAAACACTGGTTCTTCTTCAGGAAAACGTGGAGGCTTTGGCGGCCATGGAGTTGTTATTATTCGATATCCAATTTAAGAATAGTTTTTCTTAACCCAATGATGTTTTTTATACCCACCCCAAAAATGTTGACGTAGTTTATGAACCTGACGAATTTGTTCATCTTCGTTATAAGAATTTTTAATTGAAGTCCAATCTTCACGCTTAATAGGAATAATTTGATACATAGGTGTTCCTATTGGAATAATTCCAGTAAATGATTTTTTTAAAAAGAAAGGCAGTTGTGATTTTTCAAAAGACTGCACAAATGTGTCTGCGTCAACAATTCCAGTTAATGTGTAGAATGGTAAATCTGTTCTATTAAAAGGTTGAGTTATTATTGCGCTGTACCCAGATGGAAGTTCTGGAACCCATGATGGATGCCATGTTAACTCAAAAGGATAGTACTCATTTGGAATAGGCATAGCATATTTTTCTTGTGCCCTAGTGCTTATAATATCTGGTTGAACTGGAGTATAGTGTAAAAATTCAACTTTACCAGGTTCTATTTCATTCATAGAAATATTGATATCTTGCCAAGTTTCTTGAATATATCCAGAGGTTAATGAATCAGCAAATGGCAAGCACATTTTTTGTGTTCTATTAGTTACCCCACGGTCTTTGCTAAATTCTATAGGGTCGGTTTGAAAAGCTGGCATAGATTTATACCATTGTGGAATATATTCCCTTGAAGGCTTAGGGCAAGGAACAGTCAATTCCGCCAGCTTACTTGTAGGATTAAATGCAATTGTTTTCATAAATATAGTATACTATATACATAGGTTTTTGAATAGTAGTCTATCTTTATTATAAAAGATTTGCTATACTGATACAAACAGATAGGATAATATATGTCAGAAAATATAGATTCAGTTGAATCCACAGAAGTAGCCGCCCCAGAGGCAATAGAAGTAGAAACCGTATTCTTTGTTATTAAGGATAAAGACGGGTTCTTCAAAGTAGTAACAGATATCTCAAAGAAGTTAAAGCTTGATCGTCAAGCTAACATTAATGATATTCGTCTTGGATGCCAGGAAATTTCACGCATTATGGACATTAGACAAACGGCAGAGACAGTAGTTTCACTACTAAACGCTCAAAAACCAGCAGAAGAATAAAATATGACTTATACCCATTTGTTGGTATAATAACAATATGAGTTATCAACTAAAGGTAATCAAGGATTATCCGATTGGCTTTTGGCCATTGGACGAGTCTTCTGGTACCACCGCTTCAGATATTTCAGGATGCGGAAATAATGCTACCTATGTAGGATCACCTGCAGCAAACATGCTGCCTATTATTCCAGGCGGCGGTTCAGGAACCAAGATAACTAATACCGCTTATATAACAGTTCCAACATCAAAAGACTTTTATGGCTCAACTGTTTCAAACGGACTAGGCAACAAATACTCTTCAGACAATGACTTTACGTTAGAGTTATGGATTAGCCCATCTATAGAGTCATCAAACGAAACAACACTATTCGCAGATGAAACAGAAAATATTGGTTTGTTCTGGGAAAGTGGAGATATAGTATTTAAAGTTTCTTCCACAGAAGAAATTCGCTGGGCAGTAACATATAGCAAGAAGGCAATGCATATTGTTGGAGTATATTCTGTAGACTCTATTAAGCTATTTATAGACGGCAGACAGGTAGCAGTTAAATCAGTAGACTCAGGATTTAAATTTACCAACACATCTCTTGACCTACAAATTGGACCAACATCTGATGCAGGTGATTCATTTATAGTAGATGCTCCAGCCGTATATCGATATGGATTAAAGAATGCATCTGTGGCTAGACATTATAACGATGCCAATTTTTATATCCAGCCAATACATGTAGTTCATCCAGAAGATGGACAGCTATTTTCATGTTCAGAGGTTAATAAAAAAGTAGACCTTGAATATGCATATGGACTTTCTAAGTCATGGGAAGAATTAATTGAGTCAAGCGAAGATGTGTACTATGATCAACAGGGTCAATACATTTCATTCTTTAGAACTACTGGGGTCACCCCGCTCACATTTACAATAAATGATTTCTTGTTTATTCCTACGGAATCAGGTCTCACAAATTCTAAAATTGAGTGGCGGAATGATTTAGGAGTAACAGTAGAAACTAGCGTAGATGGAACAACATACTTGCCATGCACAAATGGGCAGGCAATACCACAATATAAAAAAGGGTCATTTGATTCAAGCGGTATCCTATATATTAGAATTACAATGAGCACATCAGATGCTAGCAAATTCCTTCCTAGGTTATCTTTATTTAATGTTAGATTCTACAGAGAGTCAGTTGTATATTCAGATAATTCTTCAAATACAATTACCTCAAATAATCAGCTTAGCGTCGGTGCAGTAAATTACTCACCACTTGTCAGACATTATAATAATGGAATTAGACCAGCATCAGGATATGGGTTTAATATCAATACTGAATTAGATATAAATACTGTAGAGATGTTTTTTACTCCTAAAACAACTGGAGCAAATACTTTATTTTACGATCCAACTACCAGCACCAAGTATGCCTGGAATGGGTCTGGAACGGTCTCTAAGGCCTCTATAAGCAAAGTTTACGTCAATGGGGTAGATAAGACCTCACAGACCAATATCAGCAATTTCCTGGTGGCTGAGGAGCCTCATCATATTGTTTTGGTATTCTCTGCGCCAGTAACAGGAGCACTTCAATTTAATTATGAAACTTCAGGCGGGCCAGATAATATTTATAATAATATAGCAATATACAATAGATCCTTAACTGAGGCAGAGGTAGACACCCACTTTGATTTATATTGTGGAAGACCTTCTATTTCAACATCAGATCCTGCCATCCAAATGACAGAATCAACTCCAGTGTATTATGATAATGACTGGATTGTCCTTCAAAGCACATAAACCTGTCATCTTATGTGACAAAAAGCTGGACTTAAACTGTAAAGAGTGGTAAAATAAAACTCTATGGATATCAATAAGATTAATACAAAGGTGCTCGAAGAGGAATCTACTCTTGGGATATATGTCTGGGAAATGCCAGATGGCCGATGGATTGGCGATGATGAGGGCAACTATCTATCTATTACTTCTAAAAAGAATAATAAGTCTAGAATTGAAGCCCTAGCAAAAGAGGTTAGAAATTTTGGTATCTATGAAGGACAGCCTAAGTTTCTTAGCGCCCGTCGAAAGATCACAGACGAAGAGTTTGAGGAACAGCAGTCAAGACTTAAGTGGGGTCTAGTTCCAGATCCAATGGATATTGGTAACTATAAGGATGAATTAAAGAACATAAGGGCAAAGGGACAATAATGATTAGATACGAAGAAGACAACGATTCACAAGATATAGCAATCTCAAACGTGGCGGACTGGATGAAGTTTAATACTCCAGTAGAGTCAAAGACAACTGATCCATTTAAGATTAGTGGAGAAGACCTGACAAAGGTATCTGGTCTTGGTGCATCATTCCGTCGTAAAATGAATCGTGATCTTCAAAAGAGATTTCAGGGAATCGAAGGAACAGAAACACAGCAGAACTTACTTGCACAAGCAATTACTGGCTATGCAATGTTCGACCTTATTGAACCGCCATACAACCTAGATTATCTTTCAACTATTTATGAAATTTCTCCATACAACTATTCAGCTATTAATGCTAAGGTTTCTAATATCGTAGGACTAGGACACGATTTTATTGAGACTCGCAAAACACAAGAAGCCTTTGATAATATTACAGACGATAAGTCACTAGAACGTGCACGTAGAAAGCTAAATAGACTTCGTCAAGATTTATATGAGTGGCTAGAACAGTGCAACGAAGAAGAAACATTTACAGAAACACTTATTAAGGCTTACACAGATGTTGAGGCTACAGGAAATGGTTATATTGAAATAGGTAGAACCTCTGCTGGTAAAATCGGATACATCGGACATATCCCAGCAAAGACTATGCGTGTGCGTCGTTTGCGTGATGGCTTTATTCAACTGCTCTACGGCAAGGCCGTATATTTCCGCAACTTCGGAGATCAAGAGACACCAAATCCGATTGATGGCGGACTAGAGAGACCAAATGAGATTATTCATTTAAAGAAGTATACTCCAACAAATAACTATTATGGTATTCCAGATATCGTAGCATCTTCAAATGCTATGGCTGGAAACGAGTTTGCTGGAAAGTACAACCTTGATTACTTTGAGAACAAAGCAGTCCCAAGATATATTATTACTGTAAAGGGCGCTAAGCTATCAACAGAGTCAGAGCGTAAATTGCTTGAATTTTTCCAGGTCGGACTCAGAGGAAAGAATCACAGATCTTTGTATATTCCTCTACCACCAGATTCACCAGACTCAAAGGTTGAATTTAAGATGGAGCCAATTGAGGCAGGAACTCAAGAGTCTTCATTTAACGTGTATCGTAAATCTAATAGAGATGAAATTCTATTATCTCACCGTGTCCCAATTAATAAAATTGGAACTCCAGAAGGAGTTAATTTGGCGGTGGCTAGAGATGCCGATAAGACATTTAGAGAGCAAGTATGTCGTCCAGCCCAAATGAATCTGGAAAAGAAATTAAATAAGATTATTGAAGAAATGACAGATGCCCTTCTTCTTAAATTTAATGAGCTTACTTTGACCGATGAAGATACTCAGTCAAAGATCGATGAGCGATATTTGAGGATGCAGGTAATTACTCCAAATGAGGTTAGAATTAGAATGGGCATGGTCCCACTTGATGGCGGAGATAAAGTCGTTCAATTAAAACCACAGGAGCAGGCAGAGGTTAGAGCGCAGGCAGGAAAGACCAGAACTAGAGATTCTGAAAGGTCTGCAAATTCTCCAGATAATTCTGGGGAGGGCAGAAATGCTCAAGGAGATGGAAGACAAGTCGACTGACCCTACTCAACCATTATTTGCCTTATATACAATAACGTTATAAAATTAAGCATATGAACATTGAGAAATCACTTTGGTCTTCGCATGGCGATAATATTACATTATCCGTGCCATTCACTAAAGTCAACCGTGAAAAAAGAACAGTCTCAGGATTTGCAACTTTAGACAATCTTGATCAGACTGGTGATGTTGTTACTGCTGAAGCAAGTCTAAAAGCATTCGAAAGTTTCCGTGGAAACATTCGTGAGATGCACGGATCAAATGCAGTTGGCAAAATGGTTTCATTTAAGCCAGAAACATTTTATGATCCAACAACAAAAGAATTTTACAATGGAGTTTATGTAGACGCATACATCTCAAAGGGCGCACAGGATACTTGGGAAAAGATTCTTGATGGCACTCTAGCAGGATTCTCAATCGGCGGAAAGATTAAGGAATCAGAAAACGAAGTTAACAAGTCAACTGGTAAGCCAGTTAGATTTATTAAAGAATACTCATTGATGGAGTTGTCAGTAGTTGACTCACCAGCAAATGAGCTATGCAACATCTTGTCTGTTCAGAAGATGAACGGTCAGCTAGTATTTAAAGGAATGGCAACAGAAGTTGTAGCAGAAAATATTTTTTATTGTGCAGATAGCGATTCGGTATTTGTATCAACAGAGTCATCATACGATTCTCCAGTTACAGGTAAGCCTGCAACATTGATCGGTTGGGTAGAATCAAACGATGTTAACAAAGCAAAAGAAATAGATAAGATTCTTGATTTACATAAAAGATCAAGATTGTCCTTGCCTGAAACACAAATTGCAAAACAGGCAGACATAGAAGGAGGTAATGAAGTGTCAGAAAATACAGAAACAGTAGCAGTCGAAGAGACTGCAGTAGAAACTCCTGTTGAAGAAGCACCAGTTGTTGCTGAAGAAGCACCAGCAGTTGCAGACGCACCAGCAGAATCAACAGACGCTCCTGCCGAAACTCTAGAAAAAGCAGCCGACGTATCAGAAGTTATGGTTGATGAACCTGATTTTGCAAAGATGC